TTTGCATCATGAGTTCTTTTCATTTCTTCTAATAGTTCATAAAATCTTTCACTCTGTTTCATTATACCACCTTACTAAAGTTTCTAGTTTTTTCAAATTTAACTGTGTGTCTGAATTTATCAAACAACATATCTTGTTTATGCGAAATAACAAATACATTTTCCGAATCAAAAGTATTCAAGATTTTTAGAAATGCATCCGTACCATCTGCATCTAAAGAACTATCAAATATTTCATCTAGGATTAATAGATTAGTATTTGTAGAGTTCTTCATCTTTGCAATAGCTCTCCAAGTAAAGAGTAGTGCAAGGTCAATACGCATCTTCTCACCTTCAGAGAAATTTGCATATACAAAGTCATCACGGAATCGTGACTTAATTGTCTCATTAAAGTTTTCATCAATATTAAAGTTGACAAAGAAATCCATAGATGATAGATATGTATTAATCAACTTATTCATAATAGGTAAATATTGTTTCACAATCTTAGTTTTGATACCAGTATCTTGTAATAAGTTTCGTGCAATATCATAATAAAACAATTCTTCTTTTAACTTTTTTGCACTTGATTCATAACTATACAACTTTTCTTGCAGTTTGTCAAGTTTTTTTACATCTTCTTCTGCAATTTCTTTGTCTTTAATTCCTTTAATCTCGGCCTCCAGAGTTGCATTAAACTTCTCTAGTTGAGTAATTGTACTACGATACTTACCAATCTCTACTTGATTCTTTTGAATTGCAGTTGCAAGGTTCTTAAAGTCTTTCACTTTTTTGTTGACTTTATCCATCTCATCTGATAGTTTGTGTAGTCCAGTTTCAAGTTCTCTAACCTCTAGAAGTTTTTCATCTATAGATTTGCATTTAAACTCTTCATCAATGTGTTGTTCACAAGTAGGACAATCATCATTTTCTTCAAAGAACTTAATCAGTGAAGTATTGCGATTGTGTTTATCTTTTAGAGAAAACTGAATGTCTTTTAGTTTATCTCTTTTATCAGTAACCTTGTCTTCACCACTCATCGCTTCCAGAAAGGTATCGGTGGATTGTTGAAGCTCGTCTTCTTTTTTCTTGTTCTCATGGATTTCTTCTTCATTATTTGATATAAGATTTGTCTTTTCAGAAAGAATAGTATCCCTATTGTTTTTAGAATCTTCAATGTACTTCTCTTGTATCTCTATCTTACTTTTAGTAAGTTCAGTAGCATAATTACTATCTGTGATATTCGTATTTATTTCCCTTACCTTTGTTTTAAGAACAAGGTTCATTAGAGAGAATATCTTAATGTCTAGAATATCTTCAACAACTTCTCTTCTTGCTTTAGAATTTAATTGCATGAATGGTACAAATGTAGAACTACCAAGTATAACCACTTGTGTAAATGAACGATAATTAAATTTAAGAATTTGTTGTTCTAGGTGTTTCTGATAATCTTTTGCATTTGCATTTTGATTAATCATTACCTCATCAACATATATTTCAAACTTGTTAGGTTTGATACCACGAATAATTTTAACCTTTTTATTCTGTGTAGTAAACTCTACTTCTACTTCTGCTTCTCTCTGATTGATAGAGTTCAGTAGTTGTGTTTTACTAATTTGTCTGAAGGGTTTATTAAACAATACAAAACACAATGCATCTAGTATTGTAGATTTTCCAGCACCATTCTCACCCACAACAAGTGTAGATGGATTTTGGTCTAGTTGAATTTCGGTAAAGGTATTTCCAGTTGATAGGAAATTCTTCCACCTCACAGTATTAAATATAACCAAACTTATAACTCCAAGTCACAGGCTTCTAAGTATAAAGCCTTCATAGTATTTTTCAATCGTTTCTTATCTAAGTCTACATCAAGTTCATCAATATACTTATCCAAGAGTGTGGTTGTATCTTGAGTATTTTCTGCAATATCATCAGACACATTAGATGCATCTAAATCTGAAAAGTCCTCAACAATCTTCACTTCATGAGTTTGTTCTTGTAACAACCTATCAGTAAATCTATCAAACTGATATAAGTCTTTCTTATTTACTACTACAAGTTTAACAAACTTATCTTTATATTGTGATACATCAACTTTGGTATAATCAGTATTTGTATCATCATAATATATCTTCTCAAAGATTGTATATGGGTTAACAATCCTTTCAAGGTCTTTTGATACAGTATCATAGATATGGAATCCTTTAGGACAATTATCATCACTCCAAGTCATTTGATATGTATTACCAAGATAATAGATATGTCCATCATCAGACTTTTTATGAAAGTGTCCAGAGAATACAGTATCAAACTTTTTGAAGATTTCTTTTGGATATCCGTTCTCAGAGAAATGACCTTTGTGCATTTCAAAACCATTTATCTCTAAGTGACCCATACAAGTATCTGCACTAGTAGCTTGAATACCTTTCATGGTTGACCCATAGTTTTCTGTATTAATCCAAGGACAAAAAAAGATTGGTGTGTTACCAAAATTTACTGTACAGTTTTCTTCATAGAATTTAATATTCTCATGTTTATTCCCAATCAATTCTGCAAGAGAATTAACCTCATTTGTATTCTTATAATATGTGTCGTGATTACCTATAAGAATATGTGTGTCAATATTTCTATCTATAATTGGTTGGAGGAATCGTCTGCGAAAATCATTTGCAATCTTATATGAAACAAACTTACGTCTGTCCATAGTATCGCCTAAATGAATGATAGTGTCAATACCTCTTTTATCAATGTATGGAAAAAATATATCTTCCCAGAATTTGTAAAAGTATTCGTTGAAAGGTAGGCTATCGTTTCTCGCACCGAAGTGAGTATCAGTTATCAGTGCTATTTTCATCTATATCACCTTCTTCAGTAGTATCTTCATCATAAAATAATTCTAATCCTTTTGGTTTATCTTTCTTCTTCTTAGGTTTATAAACATCTTCATCTGGTAAATAGTTCTTTTGAAGATACTCTGTATATGGATTGTTAGATACTCCACCTTCAATCTCTTGAACTAGGAACATATCAACATTCATATTTTCAATAATCTTGTTTTTTACATGGGATTGTTTTTTCTCTTTTTGTATTCGTCTAAGAAATGCATAGTATATAATTTGTGTAAAATATGCAAATGGATTATTTGATTTCTCTGGATTGAAGTTGTGTACATACTGTAGACAGTTTTCAATACCATCACTAATCATTTCTTCACGATAGGTATAATTAATAAAATTAGGACGATAGGATAAATGATTCGCAATCTTTAAAAAACACTCACCAATATAATTGGTAATTGGTGGATTTGATTCACCTTTGTCTTTTGCAATTGCACAACGCTCATTCCATTCTATCATCGCCTGTAGAAACTCTTTATTGTTTACATAATGTGGTTTTGTTTTTTTCGTCACGACTCCATATCCTTGTTAGATTTATACATAATATACCAGATGTTGTAATTAAAGTCAAGTCATAAATTAATTTAATTATTTTTCAAAAAAGACTTGACTTTGACTTGACAATAGGGTATATTCCTCTATGTAGGGTTTGAAGATAATGCTTTAATGTATGGTTTTGTTTGGGTAATCATCATCATATTCATCAAATAGTTCTTCTTGTAATTCATCTTCAATTTGTTGTAATTGTTCATCTGTAGGTTCTTGAGATGCGAGGTGGGCACTTTTTCCTTGTTTCATTCTTAAAACACAATAGTCATAAAATTTACCAATACCGATAGATGCAGTTGATACTGCAACAATATTATTTTTAATTATTTCACAACTACCATTTTCACTAAAGGCAACCCAACGAGACAAGGCCATTGACTCTTCAATACCTTGTTTAGATACTCTGGGATATGTGTGTATTTTTAGAGGGTGATGTGCAGTGACAACACTATTATCTTTTACTGCACTCAAAGTAGTAATAATCTCATCTCCGTTTGTAAGTTTTAAAATTTTAATATCCATATTTTAACTTTCTATCGGTAAATTCTTGATTTCATAATCAAACTCTTCTTCATTGTATATATTTATTCGTTCCATAAAATGTCTTAATGTAAAGTTCTGTTTTGATTTCCATGACAAATCATCTGCAATATCTAGAAGGGTAGCTCCATCTTTATTTTCATTAGTTCGCAATCCCCTTCCAATAGATTGCAAGACTCTAATTCTACTTTTGGAAGGTGAGGAGAACACGACATTGTGAAGGTTACGAATATTAATACCAGTAGAAAATGTACCATATGATGCGACAATAATTGCATTATCTTGTGTCTCTGTAATTTCACGAATATGTTCTCTTGTTAATGTATCTGTTCCACCCCATATGTAGAACACTTTTCTTCCTTCATCTACACTATTTATGAACATATCATGTAATACTGAACCATGTTTCTCTACAAATTGAAACAGTACTAGTGTATTACCTTTTAAGTGTTTTGTCAAGTTAACAATAAACTTGTTTCTTCTCTCATCACGAACTATCAAATCTACTTCTTCTTGATAGTCTTTATCTTTCATAAACTTTCTATCTGCATCTGGGTATTGTAATACTATACACTTAATATTTAATTTTGCAAGTGTTTTCTTTTCCATTAATTCTTTTGTTGATGTTACCTTATTGACAGAACCAAACAAACCCTCTAATACTAATCTATGCGTTTGCATACCATCTAATGTTCCAGTAAATCCATGACGATACTGGGTCTGGTGCATTTTATTCATTATATTTGTAAGTGATTTTGCTTTGAATTGGTGTACTTCATCCCCAAGAATACAACCAAATTGTTCAAAGTATTTTCTAGGCATTTTATACAAAGACTGCCATGTGGATATGGTTACTTCTTTTGTAATCTCTCTAGAATAACCTTGGTATATCTTTTGCATCTTTGCTTCCAGATAACCATAATCAAGAAAATCGGTGTACATCTGTTCCACAAGAGATGTTGTAGGAACAAGTATAAGGACTCTGTTAGACTCATACCATCTCGCAAGTAAATAAATTATTAATGACTTACCAGAAGCAGTAGGACTAAGAAGAAGGCTCCTATTGTTTCTGACTGCATGAAGAAAGGCGTTCCTCTGGTAATCACGAAGTTGTAAAGTTTTTCCCTTAGACTTAGGTTTGATAGTTCTGACATAGCTATCCAATACTCCATGTTCGATAGGTGATTCATTTTTAATTCCTTCTTTGTATTCTATTTTTATATCGTTACGTTTTGCAAACTCTTCAACATAAGGAACAAGACCGAAATATATTTCTCCATTCATTTGATTGTATAAACGAATCTTTCCATCCCATACACGACTTTTATAGGTAGGCATAAATTTAGCGCCTGGTACTTCAAATGTAAAAAAGTCAACCAACTCTCTTGCAATATTCGGTTCTACATCAACCTTTACATAAACATCATTTTTCTTTGATATTATCAAAGTGAACCTTCCATAAACCTTTTCCAATCAATCGCATTTTTAATTTGAAATCCACGATTGTTCATCATCTTGCAGACACTTTCTGCATA